AGGTATAGAATCCAGTGAGAAAGCTCAAATGGGTCTTAACAAGATCATGGGTGCCTTTACCGGTATCATCGGTCCAGTTATTAAAACTATCGGAGAGTTTGCTGCCTTGTTAATTGACGGTGTGGTGGCTGCTATCGATGCGGTGACCACTGCATTAGCTGCTTTAGGTATTGACTTTGCGGAGAATGCCAAAGCAGGTATGGAATTGGCGGGAACTTTAAATGCCATTGAGGAAGCCGAAGGGGATCTAGAGGTAGCCAGAGCACAACAGAATAAAACTCTTGCTCAGGCTAGGGATTTGCTATCTGATACAAATGCTAAATACGAGGACCGTAAAAAAGCTTTAGCTGACATTAAAAAAGCCGAAGAAGCTTTAGCTGCTAAAGAGGTTGAGTTGGCTAAGAAGCGAGTAGCTGCTGCCAGAGAAACAATTAGACTATATGGGGAATCTAAAGAAAACTTGGATGCTTTAGATGCTGCAATGATTAAGTTGTCTAACACTGAAGAAGCTTACTTTAGTAAACAACGACAGTTTAACAAAGAGCAAAAGAAATTAGATACTGAACAAGCTGCTAGACAGAAAGAAGCAGCTGCAGCAGCAGCTGAAAGATCTAAAGCAGCTAGAGAAAGGGCTAAAGCTGAAGCAGATGCTGCAGCTGAAGTTTTTAAGAAAGAAAGAGATCTAAGAATTCAAACAATAAAAGACGAGACTACAAAGGCAGCTGCGATTGCTAATGCAGCATTTGAGGACGAGGTCAAAAGAATTAAAAAAGACGAAAAGCTAAAAGGCGAAGCAAGAAAGCAAGCTTTTGAAAATGCTAACGAAGCTCTTAGACAAGCATATCAAGAAATAGCAGACAAAGAACAAAAGCAAATTCTTGAACAGCAAGCTCAGTTCAACAAGGACTATGTGATGACTGACGAGGAAAAGAATGCTGAACTCGTTAAAGCTGAAGAGGATAAGTGGAATAAATTAATAGAATTAAACGATAAATTTAATCAAGATAGGTTTGATGCAAGAAGAGCTCAAAGAGTAGATGAACAAGGATTTCTTGAAGGTTCTATACAAGTATATGTAAGCTCTATTGTAGATGGTGAAAAACAAGTTGATGAAGTACAACAAGATTTATTAAAAAGAAGACAAGCATCTATTGATAAAATAAATGCTGAATTTGCTAAAGATCAAAACGATAAAGCTCTTGCAGCTTTAAAAGCTCGTCAAGAATCAGAATTACTAGAAATAGAGAATGCTGCTAAGGAAGAAAAATACTTGGTGTTATCGAACAAAGATGCAACAGATGCTGAAAAAGTAGCTGCGGAAGCAAGATACACAGAGACAATAAGAGCTGAACAAGAGAAACAATTAAGATCACAAATAGAATTTCTAAAAAATGTTGCTGGGGAATCTGAAGAATCTACTAAAGAAAGAAATGCAGAAATTCTTAAACTTACCGGTCAGTTAATAGACAACTTAGCAACTGAATACAAACAGGATGAGAAGAACTGGTCAGAAGTTCAAGCACAAAAAGTTCTAAACTTTCTTGAGAAAAATCAGGAAATGATTGATGGGTTTGCCCAAGCTACTCAAGCAGCTTTAGATGCATTCTCTGCACTAAGCGCAGCTGCAGAAGCTGAAGATCTAGCAAGAATTGATAGAAAATACGCAGCACAAACAGAAGCCCAAGCTAATGAACTAAGAGGACTAGAAGAAACCCAATTAGCTCAACAACAAAAGTATGAAGCTGATGTTCTAGCTGCACAAGGTAATCAGGAAGCTTTAAATCAAATAGAAGCTGACAAACAGCTTAATGATTATAACACTCAGAATGCTATTCGATTAAACAAAGAAGCCACTGCAGATTTAGAATATAAGATAGCTTTAGAGCAAGACGCGGTTAGAAAAAAGAATTTCGAAAACCAAAAGAAATTTGAAACTGCTAATGCTATTATCGGAGCGGTTCAATCGGCTATTCAGGCTTTTAGATCTTTAGCAGGTATTCCGATTGTTGGTCCTGCTCTTGGTGCAATTGCAGCTGCAGCAGCATTAGCAGCTGGTTATGCAAACGTAAAAATTATACAAGCACAGCAATTCCAACCATCTGCTATCCCACCTCCAGTAAAAGGTACAGCAGGTTTACCTCCAGGTACACAAACAGGTAGCGGTGGTGGAGGAGGCGGAGGAGGTTCCAAATTCGGAAATGGTGGTTTGCTAATGGGACGTAAACATGCAGAAGGTGGAGTCATGACTTCGTTAGGTGAACTAGAAGGCGGAGAATTTGTTGTTAACCGAGATGCTACTAACAAATTCCTACCCACACTACAAAGAATTAACTCAATGGGTAGCGGAAGTGGTGCACCTAACAACCTATCTTCTGGAGCAGAAGCTAGATTAGGTACCAACCAACCAATCATTAAAACATACGTGTTAGCTTCAGAAATCAGTAGCCAACTAGAAGCTCAGAAAAAGATAGCAGATATAGCACGCCTATAATAAAACATATTTAACTACATGGAAAAGAAAATAATAGATTTAGAAATTATAGACGAGCTAGAAGACTCTGGCGTAGACGCCATTGCTCTAGTGGATAACCCGGCTATCGAAAAGAACTTTATGTACTTTAAGAAAGAGGCATTCGTGGAACCTAAAGCTGGTGAAAGCCAATCTGACTACATGGGCAGATGTGTACCGACTTTAATCGACGAGGGTAAAGAACAGGATCAGGCAGTTGCCATCTGTATCTCCACTTACGAGAACATGACTAAGCAAGCTTTCGTATATGATGTGTTTGCAGATTACCCTTGGGAAGAATGCATATCCGACCAAAAGGGTAAAGGGTTAAGCGAGGAGTCTGCTAACAAACTTTGTGGTTGGATCAGAGCAAACATGGAGATCAACACAGGCGGTCTAGCTCCTTACACTCAGCAAACTCCTAAGAAAAAGAAAGACCTAGTAGAAAAATCTGTGGCTTTGGAAGAAGAACTAAACATAGATGTTTTCGGGTATCCAACTAAATATTTCTATATTTGTCCAGGTGCTATAGCAACATTTAAACATCTTGTACAAATGGCTCCAGATCAAGACACCATCGGAATGATAAGAGCTGCTGCTTTACAGGCAGATGCTATTTTCCTAATTGAAAAAGAGGTTGTAGAAGCTGGCGTGGCTACACAAGCCCAAGTAGACGGGATCAAGTTATTGGTCGATGACTTTAAAGACGTGATGAACGAGATAGATGCTAGAGTTGGTATGGTGCACGACATTGGTTACATGGATGAGCACGTGGCTACTGTAGAATCTTATCTGTCAGGAGAAGAATTTGCAACTGTGGCAGAACTAGCAGTTGGCGATGCAGTTAGCTGGAAAACTGCAGATCAAAACCCAAGAGGACGCATTAGAGAAATTGTAGATGGATCAAAAACAGTACCCGGAACGGATTTCCAAATAAAAGGCACCGAAGAAGATCCTGGATTCATTATTGAAATCTACGAAGAAGTAGAAGGTAAATGGGAGCCAACTGGAAAATACGTTGGTCGTAAAGCAGATAGCATTTTAAAAAATGTAGAACTTTCTGAACAAAAGATGAGCAACTACATGTTTGCTGATGAGAGCAAGAAAGAACTAGTTGGTCCAGTTGCTATTCCAGAAATGGAGATCCCAAGAAAAGACGACGACGGAAACATTTACTTTGTACGATTCTCTAAGGACGTGGTTAAGAAAATGGCCGAGAAGTTTATGAGAGAGCAAAGACTAGCAGACAACAACATCCAACACAAGGATGACATAAATGCTGGTTCATATGTGTTTGAATCTTGGGTGGTAGAGAACGAGGGTGATAAGGCTAACTCGGTTTATAACCTAGGAGTACCGGTAGGCACATGGATGGTGAAGATGAGGGTAACTAATCAGGACACCTGGAAAAAGGTTAGAGCAGGTGAACTAAATGGCTTTAGCCTACAGGGTAACTTCGTTTCCACAGAGGAGTACGAAACCTACATGAGAGACAAAAAGATGTACGAAGACCTAATTAACCTCGTAAAAGGCTTTTAAGAAATGTCATATATAACAAGAGCTATATTTAGCTCTATACATTCAAATAAAAATAAAATAAAAGTATGTTCAAAGAAAAACTAAACCAAATCAAGGTTATCTTAGGCCTTGAAGTTAAATTAGCTTCTGAAAAGTTAGTTGACGGTACTGTTGTTGAAGCAGAGAACTTAGAACCTGGCTTTCCGTTATTTGTGATAGCGGCCGACGGAACAAAGTCTCCAGCTCCTGCAGGAACTCACGAACTAGAATCAGGCGCTAAAGTGGAGGTTGACCAAGAAGGTAAAATCGTAAGCATCGAAGAAAAAGAAACTGAAGCTCCTAAAGTTGAGGTAGAAGTTGAAGCTGCTGCTGAAGATATGGTACCTGCTTCTGAAACTCCCGAAGAAATAGCTAAGAAAGAAGGCGCAGTTAACGAAGCAATGAAAAAAATGGTAATGGCAGTTGAAGAAATTGCAAAAGACGTTACTGAAATCAAAAAAGACGTTGCTGAAACTAAAACTGAAATGGCCGCAATGAAATCTAAATATGAGAAATTCTCTAAAACTGCTGGTGGCGAAAAAGCTCCAAGAGTAACAAGAGGAGAATTCGAAGCTATGGATCCATTGGAAGCTAAAATTGCTGCTTTGCAACAATTGAAATCTGAGAATTTCTTTACTAAATAATAACAAAACAAAAATAAAATAACAAACTATGGCATTTTCATTAGCTACACTTGCTACCTTCAACCTTGAAGATAGCGGTATTTTAATTCAAAAAGCGGTACTTGGTGCAGATCTTATGCAATATCTTGACGTAAGAC